GTTTTCAAATCAGTTCCCGCAAAATATCGGTCAAAGAATCAAAGTTTATCCAAGCAGATTCGTGCTGGCAAGGCTTTGAACTTTTATCAAAAGGGAAAAGTGAGACACACTGCACATTTCCCAACATTGGAAGAACAAATGTGGGCATTTCCTAAATTGTCCCACGAAGACGTACTAGATGCTGTCGTTTCAGGCATTTTGTACTTCTTGGATAATAAAGCAGTAAAACTAGAAACAAAACAAATAAATTATTTGAGGAGAACACATGTCTGACATTAAAAAGGCTATTGACACAATAGTTGATAGGAGAAATTCCTATTTAACTGCTGAAGCATACTACGAAGGTACTAATTCAGAGGTTTTTCCCAACAATCGTTGGTATAGACTTCTTGGTGGTTCACCAAATGACTTCAGATTCAACTTTGCAAGAACGGTAGTTGATTCAGTACTAAACCGTCTTGAAGTTGCAAATATTACCGCCAACACTGAGGAAGCAAATAGAAAAATCAGTGATATTTGGCAAATGAATGATCTGCAAATTGACGCAGATGAGATTCACCGCCGTGCACTTACCTATGGTGATTGCTATGCGATTGTGTGGACGGATCTTGATGGAAATATCACCGTTGATTACAACTCACCACTCACAACTGTAATGATTTATGATGATGAGAATCCTCGTACCAAGAGATTTGCTGCAAAGTTGTGGCAGTCAGAAGATCCATTGGATCACACGAAGAAAACATCACATTTGAATATGTATTATCCAGATCGTATTGAAAAATATACAATGCCTGGAGAAGTTGTAAATATTGTTTCTGCAAACGGATTTACACTTGTTGCAACAGTAGAAAACCCATGGAATGAGATTCCAGTATTCCATTTCCGTACATCTAAGCAGTATGGTCGTCCAGAACACATAGATGCTTACGGACCACAAGATGCAATTAATAAAATGATTGTTACTCATATGACTACCGTTGATTATCAAGGCGCACCACAGCGTTATGCATTATCAGGAAGCGGTAACTCTGCTGAGTTTGAAGATTTTGATGATTCTGCAACATTAGAAGATAATCTTGGTCGTTTGAAGAACGGTCCAGGAGAACTTTGGTATCTTCGTGGTGTAGACAAAGTTGGAGAGTTTTCTCCAGCAGATCACAAAGTATTTACAGAGCCAGTTAAGGATTTCGTTCGTTCAATGGCATCAATCACAAACACTCCGCTTCATTATTTTGAAAAGACTGGAAGCATTCCTTCTGGTGAATCACTCAGAACTGCTGAAGCACCACTTATCGCTAAGGTAAAGGACCGTCAAATTACATTTGGTTCCACCTGGGCTGATATGTTTAGATTTATTCTAAAGATTGATAATGCTGCTGAACCTAATGTCCAGGTTAAGTGGAAAGACATTGAAAGCATTGACAGTCTTGATGCTTGGGAAGTTGCAGTCAAGAAGAAGGTCGTTGGAGTTTCTCTTGAGCAAATTCTTATTGAAATGGGTTATGATTTAGATGTTGCAAAAGAAATTGCAGATAAACAAGAATCAATGACAGATTTATCACAAAATATAAACACAAATAATGTAATGATGGAAGCCACAGGAGGCGAAGTTGGAAACGAATAATACAGAAACAGAAGCAGTCATCAATGACCCTAAAGCGGTACTTGATGCATTGGAAAGAGCAAAGGCTGATGCTAAAAAGTTCAGGGAAGAAAAAGAAAAACTTGAAATAGACCTGAACAGCAAAGATCAGAAGATAGCAGACTTTAGTGGTAGACTTTTGAATGAAAAAATCTTGCAAAAGTTATCTGCTGAAGGTTTGAAAGAGCCTAAAAGGTTTGTTAAGTATCTAGACAGGACAAAACTAGAGTTTAACGATGATCTTGATATTGTTGGGCTTGATGAACAACTTGAGGCGCTTAAAAATGATTTCCCAGAAATCTTTGATGCCAAAATGCGTGTTGGTGGACAAGCAGACACGGCAGTAAAAGCATCAGTAAGCACTCAATATTCTGCAAGCGAAATGCAAGCAGCAAAAATACTTGGAAAGAAAATCTGATATAATGTATACATACTTGTGGGCAATGGACGTTGCCGCAGGTCATGGATAGATTAGACGATCACTTCCTATAAAAATAACTTTATTTCATAAGGAGAAATAACATGGCACGTATTGATTTAACAGAAGCCAATGGTTATATCCTAGAGGAACAAGGCAGTGCGGTCATCCAAGACCTACTTGCTAACTCTGCGGTAGAACGATTCGCTCGTCGTGAAGCAATGGCCTCACGTACAAAGTCCGTACCTCGTTTTGTTGCCGATGCTCCAGAAGTTGTCGCTGAAGGCGAAACAATTCCAGAAGCAACTGCAACTCTTGACGAAGTTGTATTGACTGCAAAGAAGTATGCAAAAATCTTCCACATTTCTGAGGAAGATATTAATGACGGTCTAGTAGATGTTCTCGCTACATATAAGCGTGAATGGGCATCTCGCTGGGCTCGTAAGTTTGATAACGCAACACTTGGTGTTAGCGTTGCACAAGATGGTGCAGACGTTGCTCCGTACACATCTCTATATCGCTTAATTGCGATGCCAGCACAACCAACAAACTACATCGCAACTGGTGGAGCACTTTCATTTGATGACATTAACAATGCACTTGGTATTGTTGAGGATTCTTCAAAGTTTGATGCTGCTAACACAGTATGGATGGCACATCCAAAGATGCTTAAGGAAATCCGTGGAATGGTAAAGCCAAACTCTGATTTGGTTCTTCCAGATCCAATTTCAGGAACTCCTGGCTCACTATTTGGATATCCATTGGTTGTATCTTATGGCGCAGCAGTTTCTACTGCAGCAACAGCAAACCCAACAGGAAATCCATTGCTCATCTGCGGTAACCGCCAGATGCTTATCAATGGTATCCGTGGTGGAGTTGAATCTGTAGTTTCTCGTGATGCAGAATTCTCAAAGGACGGTGTCTTGCTTAAGACTCGTGTTCGTCGTGGATTCGCAGTTGCAGATGCAGACGCATTCGCAATCGTAGAGAAGACAGGAGCGTAATAACTCATGGCATCTAAACTATACGGACAGTTCGTCCAGCAAGCCTTTAATAAGGAAATCGATTGGGATTCAGATACCATCAAGGTAGCGCTTCTCAATAACACCTACACACCAGATCAGGATGCACACAACTACTATGACGATGTTGTTGCATACGAAGTAACTGGCACAGGTTACACAGCAGGTGGAATTACACTTGCTAATAAGACAAACACATACAACTCAGCAACAAACGTAATTATTCTTGATGCTGACGATGTAACATGGGCTTCATCTACAATTACTGCTCGTTATGCAGTGGTTTATGATGCCCAGGCTTCTACAAACGCAACCCGTCCATTGATTGGATATGTTGACTTCGGTTCAGATCAGTCATCCTCAAATGGTAACTTCACCATTACTTGGGATTCAACTGGTATTGTGAGAGTCACGGTAGCATAGTGAACATTAGAGTAGAAGCAGGTCCTATAACTTTGGGATTAACCGCAGAAATAGTTGAGCCTACCATCAAGGTAGAACTTAAGGCTATCCATAGCCCATCTCTCCGCTCAACTTGGACCTGCTTCTCTCTACCTACTATTTCAGTAAATGGTCACAGTTTAAAATCTATTAACCCAGAATTGAAGGTAGGTGAATTGGCTACGTCTTTGGCGTAGCCTTTTTTTATGGCATCAACACTTAATACTAAAATAAACAGTTACGCAATAGAAACAGGCATTGAACTTAGCCAAGCATATGCACTTGTTCCAAATCAGACAGGAACACATACAGAATCATCATCAGCGTATTGGCAGAAGTCAGGAAGAAACCCAGTATTTGAATCTACAGTCAACCCACCAAATGGTAGCGGATCATGGAAACTATTATCAAATGGAACTGATGTTTGTTATCACAGAACCAATGGTGGAGCAATTATTGGAAGATTCACGGATCATGATTGGGCTGCTGGCGCATTTTTTAAATTTAACTCATTTGCAACTGGAATTAGTTTAAGTTCTCCATTTTTTAGATTAAATCCTAGCGCTACTTCTGGATTTGAATTTGGTTATAAAACATATGCTGATAACACTCCACCACAACTTTATGTAAGAGGCGGCGGTGCTCAAGAAATTCTTGTAGGTCAAATAGAACTTAACAGATGGTATCTATTAGCAGCAAGAAGAGTTGGAACAGAATTAATTTATTACATAGATGGTCAAGCCGTAAGCACACAAACAAGAACATCAACAGCCAATCAATCAGAATTTGGTTGGGGCACAACTATAAATTATGAAGCATCTATGAATGTTTCCAACATCTTTGTTGGTTCTTCAAGTGTAATAACACCAGTAGCAATCACAGACATTTATCTCACTGGTCTAAATTTGACACCAACAAGTGTAACTGCTGCAGCAGACCCAATGACAGCAACTGCAGCAATGGCTCAAGGAAATCAAAGATTACAACAAGAAACTGTTAAGGGAATCGGTTTACTTCATAAGAAAATAAATAGTTATGCAATTGAAACGGGAATTGAGTTTAACAGTTCTTATGCATTGCCACCAACACAAACAGGAACTGTAACTGATACTAATTCTGCTGTATGGACTCTTCTTGGTGGTGTAGCACCTATTTACGAGCCAACAGTAGGACCATCAAACGGCAGAGGCTCATGGAAGATGACTGCCAGCCCAGGTAGCGTGTTTAGCAGAGTTAGAACTACAAGTTCTACAATTACTGCAAGATTAAATGATTTTAATGTTTCAACAGGATTTTGGTTTAAATGGAATACGGTTCCACAGGCTAATGATGTAAGCGGAACAGTTCCACTATTTACATGGAATCCATCAACAACTATGGGTGTTGGTATAGAAATTGGTTGGAGCGCAAACGTAAATAGATTTGTGCATATTTTAAGATATAAATCAACAGCAGTTTATTTAGATGGGCCAAACGATCCTCAATTAGATACATCAAAATGGCATTATTGGGCAATCCGCAGAAATGGAAATCCAGGAGTATATGAATACTATTATGATGGAGTACTTGTATATACAACAGAAACTCTTTCAAGTTCATCATCTGTTTCAACAAACATTCTTTTTGGGCCAGCAAACTCTAGCGCATCAGTAACTCTAGATGTTAATATTTCTAACTTCTATATTTCGCCATACGCTACTATTGATGCTACAGCCATTGCTGAAATCTGGGACACAGGAAATAGCCAGGGCTTAACAAAACTATCATCAAACGTCAACAATGTAACAACATCTTACAATCTACTTAGAGGCATAAGATTTAATGAAAACTATGTAGATCCATATACACAAACTGGAACTCAAAATTTAACAACAGCAGCACAATTTACTCTTACTGGTAATGCTCCAGTTTGGGATGGCACTGATGGAACATATGAAGGTGGCTGGACCTATACTGCTTCACCCACTGTAACTTCTAGAACAAGAGATACTGGATCAATAGTAAATGCATTTGAAGGAATAAATAACAGCATAGATTGGTCTGCTGGATTTTGGTTTAAAATAAATACCTGGAATAGTCAAAGTTTTACAACAATATATAACAATGAAAACGCTAATGAAGGATTCAGGGTAAGTTTTGGAATTGGTAGTTCGGCTACTGCTGGCTCAACACCAGACAAAAGACAACTTCTTGTTGCACATCAAGGAATCAATAGGTTTTTTGGTGAAGATTTAGATTTAAAAACTGGCGAATGGTATTATCTTGCTGTACGTAAATCTGCTCAAGAAGTATATATATATTTGAATGGATTTTTAATAGC